GATTGGACTGACTTATGTGTCTACAAAGTTCTCTATGAATATCTGTTACCAAAAGTAGCAGACTTTTCCAATGAGGACAATGCGGAATATAAGAAGTTGGGATTTTATAGAACCAAGTATCAGGAACTGTTCAGAACTTTGATTGATGCGGGTGATTGGTATGATTTTGATGGAAGTGGTGCTATCACTAACCAAGAAAAAATGCCAGTTAGAACCAACATCACAAGGGTACGATAATGCGTAGTGGATTAATAACAGCTATAAAATCAAGTATATCTACATTGACACAATTTACTGTCAGTGAAGAATTGCCTTGGAGCCAAAATAATCTGCCACTATATCTTAAAAATATGAAAAAGGTCTATGTAGGAGCCACAGAACGAGAAGAATCAGTTCTCATAATGACTCTTGATGATGGTGATATTGATCAAAATCTTATTACCACAAGAGCCTATGTAGCCGTAGATGCCAAAAACCCACCCAGTCAATTAGATCAAATGATCACAAATATTCTAACAGCAAAGAGTAACACTGGTGTAGTCAGTTTCGATCAAGAAAGTGATTTCACAGTGGAGCAAGACGAAGACCGTATAATCTATACTTTCGAGTTTAGATTGACGGCAACAACATAAAGGACAATCGAGATGGCATATATTAATGTATCAGGTCCAACAAGTCAGGCTACTCTACAAATCTCAACTGCTAGTATCGCAACAACCAGTAGTGGATATGTAGTACCTGCCTTACAGGACATCACAATCAACAATGCGGTAGGAGTGTTCCAATGGACTCAGTTAGATGAATTTTCTAACAAGACCGTTCCAACACCAGCCAATAACAGCATTGCTGGTAATTTCGTTTTAGATTCAACAACATTCTTTACAGGAAGCAATGGTGTTGCAGGTCTATTCGATCTTTCCAACGACGCTACCTTAGTATATTTCCGTGTCTACTTCAATGGTCGCCTAACAGGTGCCAAGTATGTAAGTGGATCTGGTTATATTACAAACCTAGCACCTACTGTTAATCCTACAGCCCCAGTTTGGGTAAGTCCAATTACACTCAGTGTAGATGGTGACATAACCGCAGGCACAGTATAATATAAATTATACAGCAAAAGGGGCTCTTAGGAGCCTTTTTTGTTTTAAAAGTTAAATATCAAAAAGGAAAGATTTATGGATCTAACAAGATATAATCAAGATGAATTATTGCGTAGTCTGGAAGCGGAGTGTGCTAAAAGCCTCGGAGAATTGAGATGTGCTCAAGGTGATTTAGATAAGGCCAATTCAAGACTGCGTTTTATTTTGGCAGTCATACATGAAATGAAAGATAGAAAGGAAAAAGTTTAATGGATTTAAAAAAATTAGTTAGAAAACCGGAACTATTAGAAGTGCGAATTGATGATAAAGAAATAATTGACAGTTATGGAGATTCAATTACTTTTTACATGCAGAATCATTTAGATATCATGACCTATTTTGATTTCTATCGCAGTCAAACACAAAATGATGGACAGGCTTTTCAAAAAATCTTACAAAAAATTGTGCTTAATAAGAAAGGTGAAAGTATTCTAGCAGATGATGAGGTTTTACCCATTGACATAACTCTAGCTGTGCTAGCAAAGGTTAATGAAGTCTTGGGAAAGTCAAAGACCAGGCCATAGACACTAAATCATGGGATACCATACAAATGTTACACATAGGTAATTTGGCAAAAACATATCATGTATTACCCAGTGATGTTTTAGCCCGTGCCACCACATTTGATCTCATGATCTATGATGTTATGACAACCTGGGAAAACAGTCAAAATAATCCGCAGGACATGCGTAATTATAATGAACAGGAATTAGAAAATCTGGTAAGGAGCATGAGACAGTGAGCGGTGAAATAAATCTAAGATTACGAGAATTATCTAAAGAACTAGATGAAAAACAATTGGCTGAATTTGCTTTTAAAAAATTCAGATATTATACGCCAAAAAAAACTGGCCATGCTTTTCGAAATACCAAATTAAGAGAAAATGAAATTCAAACAAATTATGATTATGCTCGTGTGTTAGATGAGGGCAGAGGATTAAGAGATGGTCAGATGAGAGGCAGTGTTCAAGCACCTAAGGGCATGACTGAACCAACTGTTAAAGACCTTTTAAAATATATAGAAAATATCAGTAAAGGATAAGCCATGGCTACCATAGAGAATTTTATTTTAAGAGTAAAAACAGAAGGTGCTGAAAACATCAAGAAGTTAAGTGATAATGTCAGCGTAGCCACAGATAAATTCAATGCTCTTTCTGCTGCTATTCCACTAGCCGCAATGGGCGCATTTGCCATCAGTGCTATTAGAATGGCAGAAAGCCTGCAGGATCTGTCGGATGCCACTGGTATTAGTGTAGCTAAGATTGCGGCATTTGGCAGCGCTCTTCAAGAAGCTGGAGGCAAATCCAGCAATGCTGAAAGAATTATAACCAGTTTCTTTAATACCATAGAAGCCGCAGCTGATGGCAGTCTAAAACTACAAGAAGCCTTTAAGAAAGTTGGTGTTAGTCTAGATGACCTGCGTAATCTATCTGAAGCAGACTTATTAGATAAGACCATTAAAGGTTTGGCCAATATGGAAGCAGGTAGTCAAAGAACAGCTTTGGCAACCACTTTATTAAGCAGAGCATTTCGCAGTGTTGATCCAAAGGTATTTGATGAAGCTCTTAGAACTGGTGATTACACAAAAATAGTTGCTGCTGCTAAGGCCAGCGCAGATGCCATTGGTCAAATGGAAAAGGCCTATAAAGAATTACAATTAGCCGCAGCTGAAGCACTAACGCCTATCTTAAAAGAAATGGCAAAATTCAAATTGTCAGGTGATGACGCAGCATTAGCACTTAAGGTAGTTGGTATAACATTAGGACTTGCTTTTGGTGCCAGTATACTAAAGAGTATAACAACCATTAATGCTGCTCTTGGCATCACCGCAGGTCTTAGTAATCTAATAGGCAAAGGTCCTTTAGGATTAATAGTTAAGTTAGCAGCAGTAGGTGGCACGGCCGCGGCCACTGGTTTAGCCATCGAACAACTCAGCAAAAAGAATGATGAACTGGCAGCAAGTGCCGCAGAAGCAGCAGATGCCATGGCCTATCCCACCATAACTGCTCCAAGTGGATCAGTTGGTCGTACTGTGATTGCTGCTGAAAGTCCAGAAGAAAAAGCACGTAAAGAAAGTGTCAAACGCATAGCAGCATTTGAACTTGAAGCAAGAAAGATTACTGCTCTAAGTATAGCTAATGAAGCAGAACGTATTGAAATTGAATCTGCTTCTGCGATTGAAATAGCCAGAAGCGAAATCTTTGGTCGTGAAAATCTCAATCGCGCTCAGATGGAAAGAGAATTTGCTGCTGCTGTGGGCAAGATAAATGCTGACCTTGCTGCCAAACAAAAGAAATTATCTGAAGAAGTTTTCCTCAAACGCCTTGCCGATGCTGAAGCAGTTAGAGAAGAAACTGGTAGAGAACTAGCACAGATTGAAGACCAAATAGCAAAAAGCACAGCGCAGGGTCAAGAACAGGCAAGATTATATAGAGAAGCCAGTGAACAGGCCAGGGAACGTAGTCGTTTTGAAGAATCCTTGTTAATGATGCGTGAAGAAGATCGTAGATTGGCTCAAGAAATATTTGCCATTGAACAAAAACGTAGACAAGAACTGGATCGAATTAATCAATTACAAATGGATCCAATGGCTAGACAGCGAGCCATAGCAGACATAATTGCTGTAGCAGAAACAGACATTGCCTATGCCAAAATGCGCAGAGAAACATTTGTGGAAAATCAAAATGATTTCGCAAAAGGTTGGGCAGACGCATTTCAGAAATATCAAAATTCCGCCAAGACAGCAGCACAACAGGCTCAATCATATTTCGATACATTCACTCGTGGTTTCGAAGATGCCATTGTGCGTTTTGTTCAGACTGGTAAACTAAGTTTCAAAGATTTGGCCAATAGTATCATTGCTGAATTTGCTCGTGCTCAGGCTAATCGAATGGCCGGTAGTATATTGGGATTTGTGGGTAAATTCTTTGGTGGTGGTGGTTTTGGCACAGGCTATGGATATGGCAATTTAGACATTGGTGGCTTCTTAGCCAGTGGTGGTCCTGTTAGAGCCGGAAACAATTATATTGTGGGGGAAGAAGGTCCAGAATTATTTGTTCCTAAATCATCTGGAACCATAGTACCTAATGACATGCTAGGTGGTGGTAGTCAAACTGTTAATGTCAATTATAATATTCAGGCTGTGGACGCACAATCATTCAGATCATTGGTAGCAAGAGATCCACAATTTATCTATCAGGTAACAGAAGCAGGGCGTAGATCACAGCCCACAAGGAGACTCGCATGACATTTCAAGTTATAATCAATTCAGCACAATCAATTGAAATTGATCGCCGCAGGCTTGTGGGGCAGAGTATTTCAAGAAGCCAAAGAATTAAGACAGCACAGAGATTAAGTGCTCAACCCTTTATTCTAACAGTAAAACCTATTCCAATTTTCAAATATACTGAAACTAGATTCGCACTTGAAGCTGTGTTAAACTATGATAGAAATACTGAATGCGTGATACAGTTAGGAGCCACTGCTAGATTAAATTATCTCACTGACTATACTGGACAACTATCATTATCAGATGCTAATGCTTTAACCATAAGTGCCTTTAGTTCAAGTACTGTGACCATAGGCACATTACCAGCCATTGGGGGATCAATAACAACCTCCACTATTATATTAAGAGCAGGTGATTTTATTCAACCCCAAAATAGTAGATATCCATATGTGGTAACATCAGATATTCTTCGTGGTAGTGGAAGCACAGCACAGGGCACAGTTCATCGTCCTTTAATAACCAGTGAAGGTATCACAGTTACTGGTGCTATGAAGGTTGGCACAGAAACAACAATGGTAGTTGTAGCTTCGGATTTTCCAACATATGAAATAGTTCAAAGAGATTGGGCAAGATTTACAGGTGACTTCACCTTCGTGGAGAAAGTGATATGATTGAAATTCCAGCAACCACATCGACTAATGTAGTTCACGGTGTGCTCATTGAAATCACAGTTAATGGCACAGAATATACCATAGCCAACACATATGGTCCTGTTGATTACAGCGGCAAAACTTATCTAGGGCTAGGACATCTAATTGGTTTCGCTGAAATTCAAGATGATCTCAGAGCCACTAATAATACTTTACAAATGAGTCTCAGTGGCATACCCAAAGATCCCGGCGAACAGGGACTTGGCACTTGGACCAGTTACGTTAGCATGATTCTAGATCAAAATATAAAAGGCAGCAGTGTTAATATTCGTCGTGCTTTTTTTGATCCAGTTACCAAGGCCATTGATGAAGGCAGTGTCAGTCTTCGATTCAGTGGCTATATTTCAAATTACAGTATCACTGACAGTTCAGACATAGATTCTAGAATAGAAACCTATACCTGTGTGGTAATGTTAAGCAGCATACATGCTATATTAGAAAGAAAAATATCTGGAAGAAGAACTAATTCAACAGATCAAAAGGCTCTCTATCCCACAGATATCAGTATGGATCGTGTAACAGCAATAAGCAATACACAATTTGATTTTGGTAAACCATTAGGTACTGGTGGTAATACTGGAGCAGGCAGTGGAGGGAATCCCGGCACAGTCAGTGATAGACCAGTAATAGAACAAAATGATATAAGTCAAGCAGGATTCTAATGAAGATACGCAGATTAGAAAGATCAGATTATAATCAAGTCAGTGAATTAATGACTGAATTTGCCAAACAATCTAATCTTAAAAGTTTAATTAAAGAGGACTATGATTATGAACATGTTTACCAAGTTCTACTCAGATGCGAAAAAGCGGGTATTTCATTTGTTGGCCAAAATAATGACACCATCTACGGCTGTATCTTATCAATCGCCATGCCCGACTTGTGGGTGCCCAAAACCCTGTTCCTGCGGGAAATAGCTTGGTATGTTAGGCCAGAATACAGACATACTACCTTGGGAGCACGATTATTTGCCGCTTATAAAAAAGCAGCAGAATCAGTATTGGAATCTGGTCGAATCATGGGTTTTACCATATCAAAATTACATAATTCGCCAGATTTTGACTATGAACGACGTGGTTTTAAATTCATTGAAGCCACATATTTGATTGGAGATTAAACATGGCAGTTTTCACATATATTGCTACAGCCATTGTAACAGCACTTGAAATAGGTGCTGCCTATGCTGCTTTTGCTACATCAGTAATAGCCACCGGTATTGCCATGGTAACCAGTAGAATAATAAATGGTCCTGGAGCAAGGGGTGGTGGTGGCACACAGGATCAAGGCGTGCGTGTTCAATTACCTCCAGCAACTGAAAATAAGATTCCTATCATATATGGCCGTGCCTTTCAACAACCCATTATCACAGATGCTCGTATCAGTGCTGATAATAAAGTTATGACCTATGTGCTGACTCTAAGTGAATTAACACAAACAGGATCTTATACTTTTAATGCTGTATATTGGAATGACCAAAAACTTAATTTTGACACAGATGGTTTCACAGTAATCAGTTCAGATCTACCAGACGGCACAACCAGTACGACCTTTGCCAATCTTATCAAGGTCTATGTATTTGCCGGCGGATCTGGTAGTGTATTCAATGAACCAATAGCAGGAGGTGCTAATCCTGGAGTCAATGCCTATGATCTAGTGGGCGAAAGTTTTGATTATGCCATGACAGATTTGGTATTTGCTGTCATTCAATTAACCTATGACAGTGCCAAAGGTGTTACTGGTTTACCCACAATGACCTTTGATGTGACTAATAGTCTAAGTAATCCAGGTGAAGTATGGGTTGATTACTTGACAAGCACACGTTATGGAGCAGGCATTATTCTTGGTAATATTGATGAAGATAGTGCTACTGGAGCAGATCCAACCAGCCTTAAAAATATTTCAGATGAAATTCCCACTAACCAATATGAAAATGATGGCATAACAACCAGCACACAGGCTCGTTATGTAATTAATGGTATTTTAAACACTGGAGATACTGTTAAAAATAATATTGACCGTATTAATCTAGCATCAAGTTCATGGACCACATTTGATCACAAAGAAGGTAAATGGAAAATTGTGGTAAATCGTGCGGCCACAAATCAAGAAATCACAGACGCATTTGTATTTGATGATGACAATATTATTGGTGAAATCAGTTTAACTTCTACCAATCTAGAAGATCTATATAATCAAGTTGAAGTTCAATATGCTAATAAAAACAGCAGAGATCAAAGTGATTATTATAAGAGTTCCATAGATCCTGCCATGCGCAATGATCTAGAACCAGACAACAGCATGCGAATGAGATTGGATTTAGTCAATAATAAAATACACGCAGGACGAATAGGTGATATAGAATTATTACAGAGTAGATATGATCTAATTATTTCTTTCACAGCAGATTACAGTGCCTTAGTCTGTGAAGTAGGTGATGTGGTCAAGGTCACAAATCCAATTTATAATTTTAATAACAAATTATTCCGTATTACTCGTGTAAGGGAAACAGAAGGCGAAGATGGAACTCTAGCCTGTGAAATAACTGCTCTACAATATGACGCAGATATATATGGAGATGAATTTCAAGAAGATGGACCAGATAAACCTCTAAGCGATATTGCTCCAATCATATCAACAACTGGTCTTCCACCTTTGGTCAATCTAACCGCAACAAATATTCAGACTACTGTGACAGAATTTGTTGAAATTAGTGCTGTGGTATCAGCTACCAGTTATCCTATTGACAGTGTTGATATCTATGCCAAACCTGTTTATGATGTGGGTGGCACTTATACCTATATAACAACATTAGTGTCACCTAATGGACAATGGTTACCCAATGAAACTGCCACTGGACAGATTCCTTTACTATCATTTGAACCCGAAGAGTATGAGTTAAATGCTCGTGCTGTATATAAAACCATAGAAAGTCCATTTACTGAAGGTATTCTTGCTAATCTTCAATATGGCACTATACAATTTTTCACTAATGCGGATAATGTGCTTATTAATCACGCACAAAATGAGAGTCTGTATTTTATAAATGGTTCAGATACCATTGGTGATTATGCCGCAATTAATGCTGATATTGGGTTATATTATGAAACATTTTCAACAAGTTCAGCACATGTGTTAAGAACACCAAATCTTGATATTGCCAACACACTGACTTGGAATAGTTATAATATAGATAAACCCACAGGTGGCACAACCACATTCCTACGCAATGATGGAACTTGGGCAGTACCTCCCGGTGGTGGCACTGGCACTAGCACAGCTACATGGGCCACACTGGGTGATAAAACTGGCGCCCTTGGACCCACTGCTATAGGATTGGGACAAAATGCTGGAGGCACAGCTACAAATAGCATAGCCATTGGTGTTAATGCTGGATTAAGCCTACAGGAATCAGGAGCCATCGCTATTGGTGCCAGTGCTGCTCAAACAGGTCAGGCAACGCAGGCAATCAGTATAGGGTATTTGGCTGGTAATTCAAGTCAACAAGCATATGCTGTTAGTTTAGGTGTTCAAGCAGGTTATATTAGTCAAGGTAATAATTCTGTTGCTATTGGTCCATTAGCAGCTTATTCAACACAGAGTAATTACGCAATTGCTCTTGGTGGTAGTGCGGGTTATCAAGGTCAACGTCAACATGGTATTGCTATTGGTTTTAATGCGGGATATCTAAGCCAGGGTAAAGAACAAACTCCTGGACAGGATGGATATGCCATTGCTATTGGTTATGAAGCAGGAAAGACTAATCAAGAAATTGCTGCCATTGCTGTGGGATTAGGAGCAGGTCAAACTAATCAAAATGAAAACGCTGTGGCAATAGGAACATATGCGGGGCAATCAAATCAAGGAAGTAGTATAGCCATAGGGAATCAAGCAGGAGAAAATAGTCAAGGTAATTTTAGTATTGCTATTGGATCTGTTTCAGGATTTTCTACTCAAAGCAATTATGCTACCGCCGTAGGTTTTGAGGCAGGCGAAGTTGGACAAAACGAGAAAAGTATAGCATTAGGTTATAGAGCAGGACGTTACTGGCAAAATACTAACAGTATAGCAATTGGTAACGCAGCAGCCTATGAAAGACAAGGTTCAAGAAGTGTAGCCATTGGGGATGGCGCAGGATATGCTGACCAAGGTCCTTATAGCATAGCAATTGGATATAATGCTGCTACCGATAGTCAAACCACAGGTAGTATTGTATTAAGTGCTGGTGTTAA